GATCTGGGAGAAGATCTCGCAGGGGTCGTCGTTGCAGCGGCCGCCGGCGCATTCCTTCTCGGGCACGCAGTAATCGTAGGCCGGGATGAGCAGCTGGGTGTCGCGCTCAAGGCGGATGATGGAGAACTGGCCGAGGGTGACATACAGCCTGCGGCCGGTGTCGGTGGTGACCAGCGCCTCACCGAAGCGGGCGAGGATGCAGGCCGGGATGTCGTGTCTGTCGTTGTCGCAGCAGACGTTGCAGTTGGCGTCTACGAGCTTGAGGTGCAGCGCTATGGGGTCGACGGCCTCGACGTAGGCGGTGGGCATGCCGTCGTCCACGCAGCTGCAGTCGCACAGGTCGGACGAGAACGTCTTTACCGTGCCCTCGCCGCCGCAGAGCATGACGCGCTTGTCGAAGATGGCGAGTCCCGTGACGGTGTTCCCGCCGGGGAAGGTCTCGCCCGTTATCTTGTAGAAATATGTGACGTCTACGGTGTAATAGCCCTTGTTGAAGGTGATGGCCTCGACGTTCACCTCGGCATACAGCAGCTCCGCGCTCTTGGGCCGGACGCTGAAGGCGTTGTCTATGTAGGTCTGGGACCCGACGGTGGGGTAAACCCGGAGGTCTTCTATGCAGTCTTTGTCATAAGACTGACCGTTTTATAAATATGGCGGTTAAAAATCGCGGAGCTGGAGCTCCAGGGTGAAGTCGCGGGGTTTGGTTTTCTTCTCTTTGGTGTAGGTTACTTCCACACCGAGTGCTTTTAGGGCACTGTTCTTGTCGGCCGGGGACATGGTGGGGTAGAGCTGGACCAGATTCTCCAATGCAGCGGCGGCTTTGCGCGGGTCGCTGCGGCGGCGCTCATCTATCTGGCGCTCGAGGTCTGCTCGCTTGTTTGCAAGCTCGGCAAGCTCTTTTTCGGCGGCTTCCAGCCTTGAGCGGAACGTAGCGCGGTCATATGTGCCGTCCTCGAGGAATTCATACAGACGCGGGATGCGGGCCTGCACGCGCTCCTGCTCGCGCTGCGCGGCTGCAAGGGCGGCTTCCAGCGCGTCAACATTTGGCGCGGCGCCCGAGTCTATGAGAAGTCGGAGCCGGGCAAGCTCGTCATACAGCAGCTCGACCATGCGCTCCTCTACATACTCGAACTTCGCACCGGCGGTACAGCCCTTTGTGGTGCACAGCAGATACGGCTCGCCTTTGTTAGTCCCCATGCGCTGCATATTGTTCCCGCACCTCGAGCAGCGGATGATGCCGGCAAAGGGGTTAGCACGCTGGCCGGTGTTGCTGGGCGGTATGTATCGCTGCTTCCTGCGCTCCTGAGCTTCCAGCCAGGTGTCCCATGGGATGATCGCTTCGTGCACGCCGTCCACCATCAGCCACTCGCCCTCCGGAGTGTAAACGACGTGGTGCTTGTCTTTGCCGTGAGCTCCGGGGCGATAGTGCTTCACGCGGTTCCAGGCGACCTTCCCGGCGAAGGTGGGATTGCGCAGTACGTGCCGCACTGTGTTCCGGTTCCACTCGGCGCCGCGACGGGGACAACTCCCCATGGCGTTGAGCTCCTGCGCTATGGTCTGCGCGCCGATACCGGCGAGGTAACGCTCGTAGATATAGCGCACGAAACGCGCTTCCTCGGGAATGACCTCCAGCGAAGGCAGCTTGCCGATGCGGCAGCGGCGGTAGCCGTATGGAGCGTTGGCCGTATAGCCGCCGGCCTCTATGGTCTGCATCAGACCGCGCCTCATACGTTTCCGGATTGCCCTCCACTCGGCACGAGCAAAAAAGGCCTTAAACTCCGTCATCTCGATATCGACGTCATTCGTGAGGTCATAGGTTTTCTCAGGCGTGATAATCAGTGTGCCGGACTCGCGAAAGGCGTCCAGGATGGTGCCCTGGTCGGCCATGCCGCCGCGCCCGAGGCGGTCGATGTCCATGCACAGCACGGCCTCTACCTCGCCGGCGCGGATGCGCTCGAGCAGCTTGAGCATTTCCGGGCGCGCATAGAGCTTTTCACCGGACGCGACTTCCTCATATACTCCGTCCACGGGCAGCCCGAGCCGGTCGGCCAGCTCCTCCAGCGCGGCACGGTGCTTCGCCAGCACCTCCTCCGTGCTCTGCCCCTCCTCCGCGCGGCTCTTGCGGAGATACATGAAATTCGTAGGAATCACCCCCCTTGAGTGGATATACAAGTGGGCCCCCAGGACTCAACTTACCACGTATGCGTGGGAAGCCTACCGCAAGGGGGCTGTTAAGCGATATCAGGTATTGGAAGGCTCTTCTGTGAAATATGATTGGATGTGTTCAGCAAGGTCCAAAGCAACGTCCACAGGCAATACTACGGAAGCAACGGCGTCCGACTTGAGACCATTGATCCTCTTGTCGTCGCCAAAAGTTGGTGCTTCCTGAATGAAGTCTATCATGATATTCCTGCTCTCTTTCTGCATGGCAATATGAAACGCATTTGAGTAGTTGAACATTTTAACTCACATCTCCTTTAGTTCGCCGACGTCGGTAAATGTTGAGCCGGAGGAAGAAAATTCCCAACTTTCGGCGTTCGGTAATTGGACGACATTAGAGAAGCGGCTAATATGTGCCGGCACCTTATCCACAACGAATGGGCTGCGCACCTTAATACCCAGTTTTGCCGCTATCTGCGCAAGAGTTTTGAGCGTAAAATTTGCCTCTCCGCCCTCCCATTTGGAAACCATGGCCTGAGAGACGCCCATGTATTCGCTGAATTCTTTCTGAGTCAGGCCCATGTCTATACGTTTGCTGGCGATGGCCACAGAAACATCCACTGACATGAGCGCAAGAGCAGCGTCCTCCTCAGTCATTCCTTCGGTGAGCACATTGATAAGAGCATCAATTTTAGTATCAGCCGACATAACAATTATTCATCCTTTCAAGCCTGGAGGCAGCGGGGCCTATATGGGACTGATAGTCCGTCTTACCTTTTCCTGAGCGTTTAAAGAACGCCAACAGCAGCGCAGGAGACTGGTCGCGCAAAAAGCCGTAGAGGATACGCACATTGTAGCCCTTGCCGTCAACATGCATACTGAACAGGCCACCGCCAAGGGATTCAAACTCCTCATGCCGCACTGCCTGAGCACCATAGAGGGACAGAAACCTGAGGCAAAACGCCAGCTTACTGAAAAAAGACCTTTCTATGCCGGAACTGCGGAGAATATCGGCAAGCTCGTCAATAAACCTTTCGTGAACGTTAAAGCCGAGAAGCAGTTCCCGGAGCAGACGGGTTATCTCATCTAAGTTCATAGTATTCCCCTTGCACGTATCATATTACACATGAGTTATAAAATCAATAGCAAAACGACAAGTATTACTTAACAGTTATGAAGCGCCGCCTCGGGAGGGGCGGCTTTTTTTTATTTCATGTAATCTGAGATGTAGATTATCCGGCACTCGCCGGGATAGTTACTTCGGGGTCCGCGTATTTTTGCAATATCAGGTTTACGGCAAGCCGGTCAGCTTTATCAGCTCGGCGATATAGCTCGATAAGCTCACGTTCGCCTTGAGTATACTTATTGTCTGCAATGACCTCAGCTTTTCCGCTTGCCTTTAATAAAATATCAGTGAAATCAATATCGTACATAGAGCAAAGCAGTAAAAGCTGGTTCATATCTATCTTGCTCTTGCCGAGCTCCCAACTACTTACGTTCTGATTTGTTATTCCCATGCGCTGAGCGACTTCCTCCTGAGATAAGCCGGCAGATTTACGTGCAGTGCGTAAGAGTGGTCCAAGGACCTTGTAAAACATTGCATTCACCTCGCGAATACCATACCCTATTAATTGGGGAAAGTCAAATAAAACTTTGAATACTGCTTGACAATCAAAATATTATTTGATATCATGTGCACGAATTAAAATAATATTTGGATTGGAGGGCTGGTAATGAAAAGAGCAGATACCATAGATACGCAGAGAATGAGGTGCTATATCGCAAATAGTGGTATTAAGCAAAACTGGCTCGCGGCTGCCTGCGGCATGTCGGAGAATCAGCTTACTTTATCGCTCAATGACAAAAGAGCTTTTAAAGCGGAAGAGTATCTGCGCATTTGCCTGACGCTCGGAGTTTCCCTCAAGCAATTTGTGACAGAAAAAGAAGTAGTAGCGTAACGCACTGCTGCAGTAAGGAGGTGAGGGCGTGAGCAACACACAGTATTTCACTCTCTTTCTAGTAGGTATGCTAATGCTCATGGCGATGATGATAGCGGCGGTAGCCTGGCTCGAATACGATGGATGGCAGGCGGTAGTCATTGCCCTGCCTGCCATCGTTCTTCTGGGGCTACTTGTCACTCTTGTTCTTGCGTTTACTTTTGCCTGATAAATCATTCTGCATGGCTTTCAGCAACTCGTTTCTCAGACGGCTGAGCTTCAGCGCATGGGCGGCTTCATCCGGCTCCAAAGATTCCGGCGAGCGTATTGTTGCAAGAAAGTGCTTCTCGAGAACAGGTCGCGTCTGCTCCGAGACATACAAACTTGCTCGTGCATAACTGCCGCTGAATTCAGCCAGGTACTCCTCACTTATAGGGTTGGGAACTACGCTACTGGCGGTCAGGTATTCGCTGAAGGCTGCGGCAGCATCGCGGTAGCTTAGCTCTACGAGTTTTATTTTTCGGTTTGAGATGCCGGTAAAGAGTGCGTTGAAAAAAGCAAACAGTCCGGTGACCGCAGTGCCAATAAGTGTGGAGACCAGGGCAATAGTACCATCGGACATATCAAATTCACCTCCCTTCCGGATGATTTTACCACCGGGCGCGGAGGCGGACAAGAGGGGAGGCGAGGGCATGGCCGAGTATAATAGAGCGCTCAAAAGTTTAATAAAAGCGCGCTTCGGCAGTGAGTCAGAGATGGCGCGTCAAGTGGGTAGAAGCAGACAATCCATTAGCAAGATGACAAGAAAAGGACGCTCTCCTAAAATATCCGAGCTGAATTGGTGGGCAGAAGTTTTAGGCACCAGCGTGGCAATGGTGGTTGATGCGTTTCAGACGGCACAGTAAGGAGGTGAGGGCGTGAGCGGCGAGGCGGCTGAGGGGGCTTATGTCATATGCGGCATGGCCTACATGCTGCTTGTATGTGCACCAGCACTTGCGCTTATGCTGTCGGGCCGGGAAATAGATCTATCAGTCATGGTGTGCAGCAGAAAAGGCATGAGCGCGCTGCAGCTTAGGAGCTTTGAGACTGAACTGGCGTGGGTGTCGGTTTGTGGATTTTGCGCTTACATGCTTATACAAGCGGCACTGCGCATTGCATGGCTGGTCAACCCCGACGGGGTATGGTCCGGCTTCTGGTTGGTGACGGGCGCGACGGTGTTCGCGGCGGCTCTGACGGGCTGTGTTCTGGCGTTCAAAAGGAAAACGCTCGCCGCAGCGGCTACTGCGGTGAGCGCGTGTATCGGCTTATTCTGGGCGTTCCTGATGGTTATCATTGCGCTTCAGCTGAATCACTGAGGATAGAGCGGCTTCGATTTCTTCGCGCGTGCCTTTGTGAAGCGTGGAATACAAAGCATCGAGACAGACAGCTAAATTGCCCGTGGATTCGGCACTGATGGAAGAAACCTGCGCGAGGGCGTCTGTGCGGTACTGCCAGCCCTGTGTGTTTGCAGCACGGGAAACGGAGGCGGCCATCGCAGAAAAACGAGACTCAGCAGCGAGCTCGCGCTCGTGCTCCCATTGCTTTTGCAGGTGTTCAAATTTGAGCTTCAATTCTCTGGTGGCCTTATTCTTTGCGATAACAGCTGTAACTATGGTAGCCAACACGGGCAAGATGATGCCCAAGATATCCAACCACATTTTATCACCTCCCTTCCGGATGATTTTACCACCGGGCGCGGAGGCGGACAAGAGGGGAGGTGAGGGCATGAGAATTAATGATCTGACCCCGGAAGAGTACTCGATAGTGAAAATACTCCGACTTATGTCAGACCCGGACAGAGAATGGACGATTAAGATCTTTTGGGTATGCGCCGGCGTAGTTATAAGACAATGGTCCACGCCGAACGACAAAGTGAAAAACTTGAAGGAAATGGAGACGGAACTCAGAGAGAACATCCCAAAGCTAATGCAGGAAGCAGGCATATGCACAGAGAAGCTGGCGCAGAAGATTTCTGCTGACGAGCAGAGGCTTAATGACTGGATGAATGGGCAGAGCCTGCCTACTGGTGGGCAACTATTGGCTCTGGCTGACGCTCTTGGATGCGAATTAGATGAACTGCTGCGTTGGCCTTATTATGGAACAGATGGCGAAGTATTATGGAACAGACGGCACAGTAAGGAGGTGAGAGCGTGAGCGGCGGTAATAAAAAGCCCGCGCTGGATGAGCGCGAGCGGGATGAAGTTCAATTCAAAGGCGTTATATTTTTTACTGCCAACGATTCTGGTGGAGAGCCGGAAAGCGGCGAAGGGCTCTACGATGCTTGCGTCAATGGCAAAACTGACATAGGCACAGACCACCACATTCAAACAGGAACTATTTCTGAAGCGATATTCGGCTGCCAGGAGTGAAAACTGATAGATGGGCGGCTACGTAAGCAGTAATCATTCAGGCTGAGGCACACATAGGCTTGAAGGTGGAGGTGAGGGCTGTGGCGGAGCCTGTTTATCCGATAATCACGAAAGAGGACACCGAGGACGGGTACATATTGCGGTACGACTATGGCCCAAAGCAGGGCGTCACGACCTGCATCGTACACCGGCGGCCGACGACGGAGGAGGAACGCTCGCTCATGCGCAGCGGTATCAACAGGATAATACGCCCGTACGGCTACGTGCTGGCGGACTGAGAGGGGTACAAACATGGTTATGTCCGAAAGCGAAATCGTCCGGGAGTACCGGACGGCGAAGAACAAGTCCAAGCAAATCGAGGTGCTGGCGGAGCTGAACGCGGTAAAGCCGGACTGGATAAAGGATATCCTCCTGCGCAATCCGGAGAGCGGATATGTGAAGCCGGGGCCAAAGCCCAAGCAGAAGGCGGCGGCAGAGTCGGAAGCTGCGCGGGAGGTCAACGCACTGGCGCCGGAAGCGCCGGGTCGGGCGGACAGGGACCGCGGAGGGGCGGCGCTGCTGCTCATGGAGCTGGCGGCTATGCTGGAGCGCTGTGAGAGCCTTGAATGCCTGGAGCAGCTGCAGCTTGCGGCGACACTGAGCGGCGGCAAGGTGATGATAGTGGACATTCACTGACACCCTTACATGAAGAACACAAAAGAAAGGCGGCGGGGAAAGATGAGAAATTGGAGGGGGAAGGCCGTATTGGCCGGGTACATAGCACTGTGCGTGCTGCTCATCATCCTCGCCGCCATCATATCGCTGCGCCTGAGTGCGCAGGAGGCGCGGGCGGCAAGTGAGCCGCCCGCGCCTGTTTACAGCTCCGCCGCGCTGGCGGCACATCTGGCGGTAGCGCCGGACGTGGCAGCACATGAGCCGCAGATACCTGAACCGCCCGCTGAGCCTGAACCAGAGCCGCGGTATGAGGAAATCACAGCGGAGGAGCGGGAGCTGCTCGCCCGCGTGGTGTATGCCGAGGCAAACACGGAAACGCTTGAGGGGCAGATCGCGGTGGCCCAGGTGGTGCTCAACCGCGTGCGATCCGAGAGCTTCCCGGACACGGTGAGCGAGGTCATATACCAGGAGCGGCAATTCTCAACGGCCTCTATTCTCGGAAGCGTGGTGCCGAATGAGACCAACTATGAGGCCGTGGACGCGGCGTTTGAGACTGAGGTCGTGCCGTATGAGGTGCTGTACTTCTCCCGCGGCGCTGAGAATGACAGGGTGTGGGGGCAGATCGGAGCGCATGTGTTCTGCTATGGATATGTGTGGTGAGCGGCTGGGCCGCTTGCAAATATGACAACGGAGGAATGAACATGTACATCGTTACTATCAGAGAAAAGGGCAAGGACAAGCCGCTGCTTGAGCGGGAGTGCGACTGCGCGCTGGGCGCGTTTGGCAGCGCAGGAGAAGCACACTTTTTGACCAGTATACAGGGTGACCGTGAAACGCTGATAAGCACATATGCGAGCGCCCTTATGGGGCTTAAAACGCTGGAGACACAATTCCCCGGACTTTTGGATGAGGCTGTTGAGGCGGCCAAGGACGCTGACGTTGTAGAAATGGGAATTAAAAAACCGCACGCCTCGCTTTTCTCGCGGCTCTTTGGCAGATGAGCGGAATGGACAGATGGGAGGTGCGGCACGACCTCTATGAGGACGTGGAGGTCGAAGCGGAGGACAGGCTGCGCGCCATCATCGCGGCGGCGAAGATATGGGGCGTGCGCTGGCTGCCCATTGCGCATGAGTGCCGGACAAAGAAGCTCGGCCCGGCAAAGGAGGCGGAAGGCTATGGCAAGGCAGGAGCGGTTTGAGATACCCTGCCGCGAGTGCGGCAATCCTCTGATATTCATCCGCACGCGGGCGGGGAAGAACATGCCCTGCGAGGCGGAGCCAGTGCTCTACTGGCCGGATGCCGACGGGCCGCTGCTGTTCTATCAGCGCGACGGCTCATATGAGCGGGGAACACTGGAGGGGCATCCCGCGGTGCCGCGGGAGAGTGGCTATGTGCCGCACTGGGGACGCTGCCCCGGCCGGCGCAGGGACAAGGCGCCGCCGGGAGAACGGAAACGGACCCCGCTTGAGCAGCGCATACACGAGCAGGTGCTCAGAGAGCGGGCCGAGGCAGAGGCGCGCCGGGAACGGGCGCAGGCGCGGGCGGCAGAAGAGGCCGCGCTGCGCGAGGCGGAAGAACGCCAGACAAGACTGTTTTGAGGAGTGGAGAGCATGACTGCGATACAGACCGCGGCGGTGGCGCCGTTGAAGGTATACATAGCGGGCAAGATCGCGGGAGACCCCGAGTACAAACGCAAATTTCTCGCCGCGCACATGGAGCAGAGGAACGAGGGACACATAGTGCTCAACCCGGCGCACCTTCCCGAAGGGATGAAGAGCGCGGATTACATGCGCATATGCCTCGCAATGATAGACAGCGCCGACATGGTGGCGTTCCTGCCGGACTGGGAGGATTCGCCGGGGGCAACGCTGGAGCACGACTATTGCGAGTACGTTGGGAAAAGGCTGTTTCATGTTGCCGACGCCTATGATAACTGAATACTGCCTGGGATGCCGGCACCTGGACCCTGACATGGTGGCCTGCGTGTATATCCTCAACACCAAGACGAGCCGTGCCTTCACTATGAAGCAGCCTTCAGGGGACGGGTGCAGGTGCTGGGAGCCGGGCGGACGCGACGACCGGATGCGCGACGCTATCCGCGACGAAGTGCGGGCACGGCTTGAGGCAAAGAGACGGGAGCACCTGTATACACACATGATGGCGCTTTACAAGCGCGGATGCACGGACACAGAGATAGCCGAGCGCTGCGGCGTTGGGCTGGGTGCGGTGAAGCACTGGCGGCGCACACGGATGCTGCCAGTCAACGCCGCCCGCACCACGGGCTACGACCTCTACAGAGAGCTCTATGAACAGGGCCTGTCCGACAGGCAGATGGCCGACAAACTGGGCGTGCCTGCACGCCGGGTATCGAGGTGGAGATGGAACAAGGCCCTGCCCCCAAACATACCAAAGGAGGTACAACCATGATAATAAACGAAAAGCGGCTTGCCCGTGCGCTCAAGAGTGCCGGCGCTGTAGGCTTCCGGCTGCGCGTCGCCGGCCCAAATCTCGAACTTATAGGCCCTGATTGGGCCGCGCAGATTTGCCTGGATATCATGGATGAGCCGCCTAAACTCGTCCTCGCCGCCTTGGTAGAGGTCCTCGGGTATCTGCCCGGCACGGGCGAATGCCTCAGCGTTTGCAAAGGGAAAAGCGGGTGGGCCGCCCAGTATATACAAGACGCCATTTTCTGCGAGGAGTTCAACGGCTACGTGAGCGATCATTATGCGGCTCAGCCCTGCGCTGTTCTCCCGCTGAGGCTGGGCGCACAGCAGCTCATCCAAGCGCCGGACCGGCGCGTTTACGCTGTCGGGGCCGGCTGGGGGCTGAGGGACAGCAGCTGCGCGGCGTATCTGGATACAGGCTGTGCAGTCCTCTGCGACCGGGAATCGGCCCGGGCTCGTCCGCCTTGGGAGGGCGGACGAGCCCGGGCCTGTATGGGCATGGCTTGAGAGCCGGGACTGGCTTGGCGATACGGAGGGCGGGCGTGAAGGCGGCGGGACCTGTGCTTAATATCACGCCGGCGAGAATGCTGCGCTTAGCGAAACGATACGGCATTAAGACCGGCCAGCGCGGCGGGCAGAGCTTTGTGCGCTACCCGAGCGGGGCTAGCCTGCTTCAGTTCTCCCTCGAGGGTGAGCGGCACTACCTTCACCTCGGCACAGCTGGAGAGCGGGTGCTGCTCAGCCACGAGTGGACGGAACGCGACGAGACACGGCGGATCAAGTCACGGTATGAAGTGATCCCTATCCCACAAGAGCTGCTGCGGGAGCTGGGATTTGTTGAAGGAGGAGCGGGCAATGTCGGAGCACATACTGTGCCTAAGCCATGGTAAAGACAGCCTTGCGTGTCTCGGAGCCATCGAACAGTTGGGATGGCCGCTTGACCGCATAGTCCACGCTGAGGTATGGGCAACGGATACAATACCAGCGGATTTGCCGCCGATGGTGGAGTTTAAGGCATACGCCGATAAGACTATCAAAGACCGCTGGGGCATCACTGTCGAACATATTCGCAGTAAATACACATATCAAGATTGTTTTTATATGATATGCGGCAACAATGGGCGGGCGGCAAAAAGCAAATGTGCTGGGAGCATTTATGGCTGGCCCTTTCAGCGCGGCCCATGGTGTAACTCTCGACTTAAACAGCATGTACTTGGGAAACTGCCGAAGGACGCAATGCAGTATGTTGGCATAGCCGCAGACGAACCTAGCAGGTTTCATGTATTGTCTGACAAGAAACGCTCCCCGCTATTAGAAGCAGGATGGACAGAGGCAGACTGCCGACGCTGGTG